AGATTGGCAAATCAATCAATTTTTCCAGAGTATAAACACGGAGCGGTTTTGGTGAAAGGAGGAACAGTTAGAAATGGATCTTTTAACAAGTCAAACTATTGCTCCTTTGGCCATAGATTTAGAAAAAAAGAGTACGGCACTCCTACCCTTCACGCAGAAATTGGAGCCGTCCTGGGGCTAGACAGGACAGTCACAGAGGGTGCTACGGTGTATGTTGCGAGAGTAGGAAAGGGAAATGATTTCAAAATGTCTAAGCCGTGTCCGATGTGCCGAGAAGCCTTGAAGCACTGTGGAGTTAAACGCGTGGTTTATACAATAGATGACAAAACAGCCGGCAGCTATCGGTTATGAAATATAAATTAGGCGATCTTGTAAAAGTTGTAATTTGCGACTATTGGAGTAATGACATATATTACATTGGATTAATTGTAGGCGAACCGTTGGATATTAAGGATATTGTCGCTTCCGGTTCTGCGTTTTATGAGATAATGTTTATTGGGGAGAATGAGTCAGATTTTTATTTCGAAGATGAAATTTTAGAGAGGATAGAATGAGTAGTAAAAAGAAAAGAGTTTTGGTAATCGATGCGCTGAATTTGTATCTAAGATCGTACATAATTGCACCATATTTATCAAAAGATGGCATACCAATTGGTGGCGTTATTGGTACTCTTAAATCACTGCAGAAACTTGTGAGAGACACCCAGCCTGACAATGTAATTTTTGCTTGGGATGGACCAAACGGATCTCGAAAGCGCAAAATACTAAACAAAGATTACAAAGCTGGTCGAAAGCCTCTTCGTCTTAATCGAGCTTATGATAACCTGTCAGAAGACGAAGAGACACAGAACAAGCTTTGGCAGCAAAGTAGGCTTATGGAATATCTGAATATTATGCCAGTTATTCAAGTTATGTTACCAGAAATAGAAGCGGATGATGTTATTTCTCATGTTGTCCAGATGTCTCACTACAAAAACTGGCAGAAGATCATTGTGTCAAACGATAAAGACTTTATGCAGTTATGCGATGATGAGACTTTACTTATGCGACCGGTAAAGAAAGAGATCTTAAACAAAAACCGGATCGTTGAACAAACAGGCATTCACCCGGTCAATATGGCTTTAGCTAGGGCAGTTATTGGTGATTCTTCAGACAACCTTCCTGGCATTAGAGGTGTTGGGTTCGCGACGGTTGCAAAAAGGCTTGATTTTTTATCGGAGGAAAAAACGTATACAATTGATGAAGTTATGGAGCACTGTGAGAAATCAAATACCAAATTGAAGTTCTTTTCCAACGTTGTAGAGGGAAGAGAGATTATTGAACATAATTATAAAATGATGCAGTTATATTCACCGATGATGTCAATTCAAGCAAAGCAAATTACAGAGATATCGGTTAAAGATTTTGAATATGCGTTTAACAAAACGGAACTCCTCAAAATGATGAATGAAGATGGATTTCTTGAACTCAATCTGAATGACTTGGCTGCTGGTATGAATAGAATTGTTAAGGAAAATTAAAAACATTTTGACTTTGATTGGTTGGTATGTTATATTTGATTTGTATTATTGAGGGCACTAAATAATGAGAGAAGAACAAACAAATTTTGCTAAGTATGGTAAAACCTTTCAAGAAGGATTGTCGCAGTTAATCTTTGAGGATCGCCCCTTTGCAGATCAAATCACCGAAGTTCTTGATATTAACTTTCTTGAATTGGAGTATTTGAGAGTGTTTGTTTCAAAGGTTGTTGATTATCGAGAGAAATATGGCGTTCATCCGAATTTTGAAACCCTCATTAGCATCCTGCGAACAGAACTAGACTCAGAGGAGGAAATTGTACAGAAACAAGTACGAGAGTATTTCGCTAGGATCAAAACAAAAGAAATCACCAATTCAGCAGCATACATCAAAGAGACATCTTTGGATTTTTGCCGAAAACAGAATCTTAAAGAAGCGATGATGAAATCTGTGGGCCTGCTTCAGACTTCATCTTTCGATGAGATCTCAAAAGTGATCAATGAATCATTGAAGCTGGGATCAGAGACAAACTTTGGACATGATTTTGTATTGGACTTCGAAGATAGATATAAACCAAAGCATCGCCGGCCAACAACTACCGGCTGGCGCGAAGTTGATGCTATTTGCGGCGGTGGTTTAGGTAAAAGCGAATTGGGCGTTGTTATTGCTCCAACTGGCGCCGGCAAGAGCATGGCACTTGTTCATCTTGGCACTCAGGCGCTCAAGGAGGATAAAATAGTGGTACATTATACTTTAGAACTTCAGGACGTTGTTGTTGCAAACAGGTACGATAGTTGTTTGACGGGATATCCTCTTTCGAACTTAACCAATTTTAAAGAAGATATCTTTGAACAAATTAAAAGCATCGATGGCAAGTTGATTGTCAAGGAGTATCCGACAAAATCTGCATCATCGAATACTATTCGTAATCATTTGGCTCGCTTGGTAAAACGAGGCATCGAGCCGGATGTTATTATAATTGATTATGCTGATTTGTTGAAGCCAACAGTAATTAGAAAAGAGAAAAGAAACGAACTTGAATCTATTTACGAAGAGTTGCGCGCAATAGCAACAGAACACAACTGTTCGATATGGACTGCCTCTCAGACAAACAGATCCGGATTAAATGCCGAGGTGATTACGATGGAGCAAATATCAGAGGCATTTAATAAGTGTTTTGTAGCTGATTTTATCTTTACGATATCTCGCACCATTGAAGATAAGCAGAAAAACCGAGGTAAAATGTTCATAGCGAAGAATAGAAACGGTGTTGATGGTTTGGTATTTACTATTCACATGGACACCTCCAATGTCGATATTAGAGTGATTCCATCGACTCCATCGTCACAGATACAAACAAATCCGGTGATTTTGACGTCGAAGGATCAAAGTGACTTACTTAAAGAGAAATATAACAAACTTAAAAGGAGATTATGATTTATTATGAGCATGAGGACTTTAGAGAATATTCGTAGATTTAGACTTTCGGACACATTTATTGAGCCATATAAAGACAAAGAGGTACCGTGGGGCCCTTTGGGGTATGTGACCTTTAAGCGTACATACGCTCGCCGTCTTAGTGAGTTTGACGCCGATGCAACCGGTACCGAGGAGTGGTGGCAGACATGCCGTCGTGTCATCGAAGGTATGTTTAACATGCAGAAGCAACATGTTTTTTCACTCGGCCTCGAATGGATCGATAACAAAGCTCAGAATACTGCCAAAGACGCTTACGACCGCTTGTTTAATCTCAAATGGACGCCTCCTGGTCGTGGCTTATGGATGATGGGTACTGATTTTGTTGAAAACCGTACTGCTGCTGGTCTTTTTAATTGTGCAATGCGATCTACGGCCGATCTGTCGTCCAAAGGCGGCTATTTGTTTGCCTGGATGATGGATGCTCTTATGGTTGGCATTGGTGTTGGATTTGACACCGAGGGAGCAGGAACAACCACAATCAAGGAACCTCGTTACACGAATGACATTCATATCATCGATGATTCTCGTGAAGGTTGGGTCGATTCGGTCCATATTTTGCTTGACGGCTTCTTTTTTGCCAAGAAGGTGCCAAAGTTTGATTACTCAGCGATTCGCCCCAAGGGTGCTTTAATCAAAGGCTTCGGTGGTACTTCAGCCGGCTCTAAGCCCTTAGAAGAACTTCATGCCAACTTGATTTCCCTTTATTCTTCTAAGATCGGCGATGATATTACCTCTGTCGATATCGTTGATACTGAAAACTTGATCGGCCGCTGCGTCGTCGCCGGCAATGTCCGTCGTTCTGCCGCTATAGCAATCGGAAAACACGATGATATGCTTTATCTTGAAATGAAAAACGACAAAGAAGCACTCTATCATCATCGTTGGGGTTCAAATAATTCATATTCAGCATGTGTTGGAATGGATTACACTTGGCATGCTGAGCAAGCTCAAAAGAACGGCGAACCCGGTACTCTTTGGCTCGATAACGCTAGAAAATATGGTAGATTCAAGGATGGAGTAAATTATCGAGACAAAGAGATCGTTGGAGTGAATCCTTGTTCAGAGCAATTTCTTCATAACGCCGAGATGTGTTGTCTCACGGAGACTTTTCCAGCCAAACATGATAATTTTGATGATTACCTCAAGACGCTTAAAGTGGCTTATTTATATGGCAAGACAGTCACGCTTTCCAATACTCATTGGCCTGAGACTAATGCCATGATGCTCAAGAATCGACGTATTGGACTTTCGCAGTCTGGTATCGTGCAGGCGTTCAACAAGTTCGGAAGGCGAACAATGTTGCAATGGTGCGATGAAGCATACGAGTACGTGAAAAAGTTAGACGAAGAATATTCTAATTGGTTATGTATTCCCAGATCCATTAAGATGACTTCTATTAAGCCAAGCGGCACGGTTTCATTACTGAACGGTTCAACTCCGGGTATCCATTATCCAGAGTCAGAATACTATATTCGCAGAATTAGATTTTCTAGTGATTCTACGTTATTAGAACAATTGGAAAAATCAGGATATCACATTGAAGACGATGAATATTCGCCAAATACAAAGGTCGTCGAGTTTCCTGTTCGTGAGCCTCATTTCACGAAAAGCAAAAAAGACGTTAGTATGTGGGAGCAGCTTGAAATTGCCGCACAGTATCAGCATTATTGGGCTGATAATGCAGTGTCCATAACCGTGACATTTAATGAAACAGAATCAACTCAGATCAAGGATGCACTAGAGATGTATGAGACACGCCTGAAAGCAGTATCATTTTTGCGCTACAAAGAAACAGGATACACTCAGGCACCATTTGAGTCGATCACAAAAGAACAATATGAAGAAAGGATGTCCCAGGTCAGATCTATTCAGCGCTTTGACACCAATGAATCTGGTAGTGGTACTAAATTTTGTACATCAGATTCTTGTGTTATGTAACAAAAGGAGTAAGACGTGAATTTTAATCATTTTTTTGATAAAAAGCATTTATTAGCAATGGGTAGGTGCCCTGGTGCTTGTTATATGTTGCCAACGAACGACATTAGGGCAACATCTGGTAACAACATTAGTGTTACTTTTTATTGTAAGCTTTGCGGTAATCGGGAGGTTGTATTTATGACTAGAGAACAGTACAATACTCACAAAAGTCTTTTAAACAAGGTGGTGGGAGATGTTTAAGCCAGTTAATCGTCATATTTTGGTTAGTGTTTTTAAAACAGAAGAACCAACGACAGATAGTGGCATTGTGCTTCCGGATGATTTTAAACCAACTAAAGAGAGATACACTGTTGTAACTGTTGATGATTGGGCAGAAGACGTCAAGTTCGCAAGTGTCCTAAATATTAATTCTCAACTAGTTATCGATAATAGTATGCTTGAAGAAATCAGCATTGATGGCCAGGTGCATAATTTGATTTTAGATAATTATGTAGTGGGGATATTGTAATAACAGGATAGCTTTTCATGAATAAAGATTTTTATAATCAATCTTCCGCCAATCAACTTGGCTGGGAGCCGTCTTGGTTTGGTGCGAAGTACTTCGATGATAAGTTAATAAGAGAGATAAAGAAATGGCAGAAAGCTCGCGGACTAATCTCTGACGGACTTTGTGGCCCGATGACGTTTCGCCGACTTTGGACAGAACGCCAGAAGGATATACAAAAGTCAGAGGATCAAGACAAACACTACTCAAATTATATTGTATATAACGATAAAAACTTTCCAATTGAATGGGATAAAGTGGTACTTTGGACAGCCAAAGGTGGCATAAAAGCAACTAATGGTTCATATTATGACTACACCGGCAGGCCAGAGCGCAAGATTCGCTACTTTGTAAATCACTGGGATGTGTGTTTGTCGTCGGCAGCATGTGCGCAAGTGTTGGACAAAAGAGGTATTTCAGTACATTTTATGATCGACAATGACGGCACTATTTATCAGACCTTAGACATGCAACATGCTGCTTTTCATGCTGGGAGTTCTCGTTCCAATAGGGCGTCTGTTGGTGTTGAGATCACTAATGCATATTATCCAAAATATCAACCCACCTATGTCAATAAAGGCTTTGGTAAGCGCCCTTTGATTAGTGATGCTTGGGTTCATGGCAACAAATTGGAGCCTTTTCTGGGGTTCTATCCTGAGCAAATAAAGGCACTTAAGGCGCTTTGGAGGGCAATAAACAATTCAGCCAATATTCCATTTAAAACCCCAGAGAATCAGTTCGGAAAGACATCAACGCGATATGAACAAGACGTACCCTACGGTAAGTTTTCAGGATTTGTTAGCCACTATCATGTAAGTAAGCGAAAGATTGATTGTGCAGGTTTGCCTATTAAAACACTTTTAGCCGAGGTTCAGAACGAAGAGTAGTTACTATATATGATATGCTTTATGTATTAGCACTGTTCGCTTGTTTTAATTCAGATATTCAATACCTCGAAAAAAATCCTCAAGCAATTTTTGAGATTGCAGCTATAGGCAAACCGCAAAAAGTAGGTACCTGGCCTGAACCGCCTACAATTAAGGTATGCGAGGGTGTAAAAATTGAAGATTCAAGAGTAACAATGGCTATGGCTTATTGGCAAAACAGCGGATATGACTTTGAAGAGACTATTTTTGGATACAATTCAATTGAGTGCCTCGTTGATGGCCGTGGCACCGGCATTGTTATAACCACAGTGGATCAGTCTGTAGGGGAAGAATATTTGGCATTTACAAAAACATCAGTATCTCAGGAAACTGGATTCATTACCAGAGCGCAGATTTTAGTTAGAGAAGCTGACATAACTCGTGAAAGAGTTTTGGAACATGAAATAGGACATGCTTTAGGCTGGAAACACTATGCACAACGAATGCACATGATGCATCCACGATGGAGAGATGGTGGATACAACAATAAAGGAATAAGGAAAACAGATTGACTCACGTCTATGAGTACGATACAGTGGTCTTGGGGAGCGACTTGAGAGCGCTTTTGTTCGCTTTCAACAATCGTCTTCCTGTCGTGTTTGCAGAACAAAGGCGCCCTTTTCGTTTTGATTATTTCAACAATGAAGACCTGAGTTGCCTGCAGATCGAAAATGTACAAAAAACACTTAAAACACCCAGAGGAGCAGATAAGACGGTAGGCATTGCCAAACATGTCTTGTGGGAGAGGCTGTTGTTCTTTTTGTCCCTAGAAGGGAGAATCCCTCTTGCGGATATATGTGATAGTATTCGGTATAATGGTGATCGTTTTATATGCTCGAATGAGTATTCGAAAATAGCCGAAATAGCGTTCAATAAGTGCTATTATTTCGGAGACAACAAAGCATTAGGAATTGAGAAGAAAGTAGTTGATAAAGGTGAGTATATATGCTATGATTGGATATCTTTCAAACGCGGCGGAAAGCATGATATTGATTATATCAAGACGAGAGATCCTTTTGTGAATGAAATTTGGTTCTATTCTTCGGATAGAATCGAAGGAAATACCGGCGTCAAGGATGCTTGTGTTGCTTCGAGAATCAAATACGATGACATATTGGATTTTGATTTCTCTGAGACTGCCGCAAGGTTCAAGATGGAAGAAGAGATGTATAAACGAGGGATGAAGGGTCCCAAAAGACAACAATATAGGGTAAGTGATGGAACACCATATGAAATCAAATATACTCCATTTAGAACAGTATATCACTCCAGAAGAAAGACAAAAGATAAAATTACGACTAGCACAAGGGAGAATCGAATTAAAGTTACAAAAACTAAAGAATCGACTTTACTCGGAGATCTCCCAGCGGCTTGTTTGGACTACGATCGATTGGTGAGACATTTTGCCAACTAAGAAGCCCAAAAATATAACCAGATCTACTCGGCATGTTGCTGGTATTATACCTGTGGCCAATCTTAAGACAGATTATGATTCGACGATGCCGGCGGTCTTGTATCCATATGCCGCAGGAGGCGGATATGTATATTCTTTCATTCAAAAGGCAGTTCTAGAGTGCGCGCTAGCTGGCTGTCGCACTATTTGGATTGTGGCCAATGACGACTTGGCGCCTATAATACGACACACCGTGGGCGACTATGTTTTTGATCCAGTTTGGGCCTTTCGAAAGCGCGCCTGGGCACATTCTGAATTGCGTCGAGAGGTTCCAATTTATTATCTGCCCATTCATATGAAACACAAAGATAGACTTGATTCTAATGGATGGTCCGCATTGCACGGCATCACGATGGCGAGTTGGATCACTCGGAAAATCTCAAAATGGATAGTCGCTGATAAGTTTTACGTTACGTTCCCGTTGTCTGTCTATGACTTCAATGAAGTGAGAAAGCACCGAGATTCAATAAGAGATAAGAAGAATTTCAGCCTGACATACAAAGGCAAAACAGTTAAAGACAACATACCGTTGCCTTTTACTTTGACCTTCGAGGATCATCGTAATTGTCGTGTTAATGTTCAACAGAGTACAACACGAGAATATGCAGCGCCAGCCGATCCTTCTGCGATTCCAGATGTTCGACTGTCAAAAGAAGATCAATGGAGTGCTCGGCATTTCGATCTAGATGAAGTGTATGCGCCTCTTGACATGTCGGACGTCTTTAAGGCCGAATTGCCTTGGTTCTATGATGCAAGAGAGTGGCATCAATATTGCGACTATTTGGGTAACGAAGGAAAACTTATGAGATATCCAACAAAGTTCTTGACACGGACACATAAACATAGTAAAATAGCATTTGATGAATTAGAAAAACAACACGAGGGTGAAGAATGATTGATTTTGTCGGCCTACATGCACATTCGGGCTTCAGTACATTTGACGGTTTTGGATATCCAAATGAACACATCGACAGCGCTATAGAGAACGGAATGACAGCATTGGCATTGACCGATCACGGCACAATGGCCGGCACGTCATACCAGATTCTTCATTCTCGCAAACTTAAGGAATCTGGTGTTGATTTTAAACCCATTTACGGTGTTGAGGCTTATTTCCAAACCTCCATCGCAGAATGGAAAATCGTGTATGAAAAGATCAAACAAGATAAGAAGATTGCCCGCCAGCTATCTAGCAGAGCAGAGACAGCCAAAGCTGTTGAAACAGATGGATCTGCTAACGCTGAAACGATCGGCGGTTTGCCTCGATATCGTCATCTTGTTCTTCTTGCTCAAAATCAAACCGGCCTTTCGAATTTGTATCGGCTCGTTTCTGAATCACACAATGAAGAGAACTTTTATCGTCGGCCTAGACTTGATTTTGATATGCTTCGGAAATATAATGAGGGCATAATTTGTACCTCTGCTTGTATGTCTGGTCCTTTGGCGGGTATCTGGTGGGAACACAAAGACGAAGGCGAGGCAGTCGTACAAGCGGCGATGAAGACCATGATTAACACCTTCGTTGAAATCTTTGGAGACCGTTTTTATGGCGAAATTCAATGGAATTCAATACCAGAGCAGCATAAAATCAACCAGGCTATTCTTAAAGCATGCCGTAGCTTAGGCGTGCCTGTCGTTTCAACTGCAGATTCGCACTATCCTAGTCGCGACTCTTGGAAAGATAGAGAGATGTACAAGCGCTTAGGTTGGCTCTCCAAGGGTACTCCAAAGTGGGTCAAGGATACGAGCCTCCCTGAGTCGGTTGAAGAAATTGGATACGAGTTGTATCCTAAAAACGGCGATCAAATGTGGGACTCGTACAAGAAGTATTCTCAACTGTGCGACGAAGAGTATGACGATGACGAGATCTTAAAGACAATTACGCTCACTCATTGGATCGCACATCATCAAATTGAAGAATTCGAACCAGATTCCACTATTCGTTTGCCTGATTTTGTTGTACCGAAAGGCCAAACTGCAGACGATGCATTGCGACAGTTAGCGTTCAAAGGCTTAAAAGAAAAACAGCTTTTGTCGGCCGAATACACTGATCGTCTCGAATACGAACTGGACGTTGTAGCCTCTCAGGGTTTCTCGAAATACTTCCTCACAATGAAGGCGATCGCCGACAAAGCGAATGAATCAATGGCGACTGGGTGTGCGCGTGGTTCAGCAGCCGGTAGCTTGATGGCATACGCGCTTAACATCACTCAAGTCGATCCTGTTCGATTCGGCTTGACTTTCGAACGATTCATGACGAAAGGCATGACGTCTTACCCAGACATTGACTTCGATTGTTCTGTCCCTGCTCTTCTTAAGCAAAAGCTCGCACAGGAATGGGGCGAATTCTCGGTTGTTCCGATTTCTAATTGGAACACTCTTCAACTGAAGTCTCTTATTAAGGATCTTTCTAAGTTTTACGAAATACCCTTCGTTGAAACAAATGCTGTTACTAGTGTGATGATGAGCGAAGCCACACCACTTGCCAAACAGCGCCACGGCATCGCTGCTGGTGTTTATGTGCCGACTTTTGAAGAGGTCATGGAGTTCAGTTCAACTCTTCAGGGTTTTCTTCAAAAACACCCACACATCAAAACACACGTTGAGGCGATTTACGGCAATATTAGATCTCAGTCGATTCACGCTGGCGGCTGCATTGTTGCAGATAACATCAACGAGCACATGCCGCTTATTCGTTCAAAGGGAACCTGGACGACTCCATGGTCCGAAGGCATGAATGTACGTCATCTTGAGCCTCTTGGTTTTATCAAATTCGATATCTTGGGCCTTTCGACTCTTACGATGATCGAAGGCGCCATCCGGCATATCCTCCGACGCCATCATGGCGTCCAAGAGCCAACCTTCTCCGAGATTAAAGCGTTTTATGATAAAACGTTACATCCGGATATTATCGACTTTGATGATGCCGCTGTGTGGAAATCTGTTTTTCATAATGTCGGCTCTGCTCCTGGTATCTTTCAATTTACCCAAGCCGGTATGTGTGATTTCTGCGAAAGAGTCAAACCTGATAGTTTGGATGAACTTTCCGCCGTCACTTCGATTTTTAGACCAGGCCCTTTGAGCATGAAAGTTCATGATTTGTTTGTTAATGCAAAACGAGGCACACATGATATTGAATGGTATCATCCGATCTATAAAGAGATAACCGAGAAAACATATGGCAACATTATCTTTCAGGAGCAAATCGCAGAGATCGCACATCGCATCGGCAAGGATATTTCTCGTTCAGATGGCAATACTATTCGCAAACTCTTGACAAAAAAAGGGACAGGCAAAGAACACCTTCTTGATGTCTTTGAGGCCAAGTTTATCGAAGGAGCGGGAGAAAAAGGCATACATCTAAACGTTGCTGCCGGCATTTGGATGGCGATGGCTGAATTCGCAAAGTACGGCTTTAACGAATCACACGCAACATCGTATAGCATAATCTCTTATCAATGCGCTTGGTTGTGGCATCATTTTCCAGCCGAATGGATTGCTTCTTTTCTCCAAAAAGAACCCGAAACCAGAAAGGAGAAAGCGATCAACATCGCGAAACAGCACGGATATGAGATCTCCGCTCTTAACATCAATACATCAGGTACAGTTTGGGAGATCAGCGCTGATGGCAAAACGCTCATCCAGCCGCTTACGTCGATTAAGGGTCTTGGGGATGCAGCGATTGCCCAAGTTCTCGATAATCGTCCCTTTTCTAGTGCTGAAGATCTCTTATTCAGAAAAGAAATAACATACAGCAAGCTTAATAAGAAATCACTGGATGCTCTCTGTAGAGCAGGAGCACTGAACAAACTGATTGACGATAGATTTACAGGAATGAAACACTTTTGGAGCGCCTGTATTGTTGAACGCCCAAAGAACTCGAATAAACTTGAAGAGAACATCGAGCTTTTCGCGCCAGAAGGCGAATTTACTTCTGAAGAAATCATTCAGTTTAAATCAGAATTGACAGGAGTTTTTCCAATGAGCTTGGTGATGTCCGACACAATGCTCCAGCGCTTACAAGATAGGTACATCCCGCCGATTTCAGAGTTTGATAGTCTCCTTGGCGTGTGTTGGTTTATTCCTCGAAAGGTTATTCAAAAGAAGACCAAGAAAGGTAAAGATTATTGGATTTTGGAAGTTATCGATAGCAACAACGAGCAAACAAGAATTCGTTGCTGGGGCGTTAAGCCTGAAAAAGACAGAATATCTCTTAATACGCCATATATGGCAAAATTACAATACAGCCAGAAATGGGGATTTTCGACTCGATCCATGTACCACAACTTTAAGTGCCTAGGTAACTAGTTATTTGAAAAAGAGGACTGACCATTGAATGTCATAAAGCATTTTACTCCACTCATAAAAGACAAAGAGTTAATTGATAATTTACCAATTGTCATTAGGGTGATAAAGTTTGATGAATCATCAGCAAAAGAGTTTTCTGTCGAAATGAGCAAAGCACAGAATTCAGGACAACCAATTGTTCCTGTGATAATCGATAGCTATGGTGGGCAAGTATATTCATTAATGTCGATGATATCTGACATTAAACATTCTAAAATCCCAGTCGCAACTATCGTGCAAGGTAAAGCAATGTCGTGTGGATCTATTTTGGCGAGTTTTGGAGCGGAAGGTAAAAGATATATGGATCCCGATGCCACTGTAATGATTCACGATGTTAGTTCGATGATGGAAGGAAAGATTGAAGATCTTAAAGCCGATGCAAAAGAGGCAGATAGATTAAACAAAAAGATTTTTCGTATGATGGCAGAAAACTGCGGACAAGAGGAAGAACACTTTCTTGATATTATACACCAGAAAGGACATGCTGAGTGGTATCTAACCGCTGAAGAATGCAAAAGGCATAATATTGTGAATCACCTGCATGTACCGACATTGAAGATTGAAGTTGGTATAAAGTTTAGTTTTGAATAACACGGAGGGTAAGATGTGGGTGTTTCTGACAAATTAAGATGGCGGCGTTGCATCAACGAATTGAAGTTTGTTCATGAAGAGTTGAAATTATCAAAAGAGATTTCACGAGAGATGGCACAAGAGTTCCAGCAGTATTATGAAGAGTATTGCTCGGAGCATGCGCTGGACATTAAGGAACTAAACGAAAAGAACAAAGAAAAAATAGAAGAAATCTACAACAAAGAGACACATACATCAGAAAACGACGAAGAAACCCCATCGCCCGGCAGTCTAACGTTATATGATGCCGTTGATGGCGCCGACGATGAAAACGAATACCAGATGACCCAAGATGAAACAGAGATACATGAAGCTTTCAGTAAATTACATAAAAAGCTAGCATTGGCGCTTCATCCAGATAAGTTAAGTTCTTGGCTGACACCAGAGGAAAGAGAAGGTAAAACAAGAGAGTTTAAAAAGATGTCGGTAGCTTTTAAGGCACGTAAGTATTTTGTTTTGCTAGAGATTGCTGAGAAATATAGAATAACAGCACCAAGGAACTATAAGCAGCAAAACAGATGGGTAAAGAGAGAGATAGTTAAAATCAAAATGTTAGTAAATAAAGAAAAACGAACTTACAATTATATGTTTTCCCAACGAGAAGACAAATCAAGCAAAGACAGCCTAATGCGGCAATTTGTAAATCAAATATTTGGAATTAACTTATAATATTGCTTGACTTTCAGAAATCAAAGTG